CGCCTGTGCCATTCAATGTCGAGCGCGATTGCACCTGTGGCCACCACGCCCTTCCATAGATCGCTGAATGGCATCGTGAGGGCGAGGAGTTCACGTTCTGCAGCAGGGACTGCTACATGGTCTGGTTTCGACAGACCGAGGGCCTGCCCAACGTCGGACTGCGCATCGGCTACTCCAACAACCGACGACTTAAGACGTCTTAGCTTCCCGCGATTTTCTTCGATACCGTTGAATTCCAGAGCCGTCCGGGAGGCGGTTCCCCCTTGCCGCCCGGTATGCCTTCACACCGCGCCGGTCCCGGGCGGCTCTAGGGGCCCAGGAGTTGACGAAAGGAGGGTGATGAGAAGTGGCACGGCACTGGCGATTCTTGTCGGCCTTCTGGCGTTGGTACTGGTACTTGCGCCGCCAACGGCGCGTGCCGGTAGTCGAGCCGCGCAATCAGTGGGGGTTCCCGGAGACCTGGCGGTACGAGGCAGCGAAGCGCGCGGAGACCTACCGCAGAGCGTCTACCGCTGGCACCTCATGGTACACAAGTACTGGCAGCGGTGGTCACTGCGCATCCTTCACCGTCGGATCACCAACGCCGAAGTGCACAAGGCTCTCTGGATCATCTATCGGGAGAGTCGGGGGGATCCGCGAGCCGTGAACCGCTACTCAGGATGTGCTGGCTTGTTTCAGCTCCTGCCCGGCTATTCGCGGGGCAAGTACAACCTGCTGGATCCGCGAACGAATTGTTCACTGGCCGCGCAACTCTATGTACGACGGGGCTGGGCCCCTTGGCGGGCGACGGCATGGTGAATGCGCGCTCTCCATGGCTTGAGGGCAAGCCCGGCCATGCAGACCAGCGTCGGCGTGAACATCAGCGACGCAGTCGGCCAGAGTCTCAGCGTCTGTACGCCATCCGTCGTGCGCTCGGCATGACGGCGCGGCACTTCTCCTACGTTGGGCCCGTCAAGGAGGCGCGCACCGGCATCCTGCGGGCGGCGAGTCGTAAATCGAGACGAGTCTGGAGGTCGGCGCCGTGAGCGATCTGCCGCCTCACGTGCACTGCTGGGCCTGTAGTCGTGAGATTCCGGTCATCAAGGACGAGATGATCGCCATGCAGCACGTCCTGCAACCGGCACCACAATCGAATGGGCAACTGGCATTTGTCCCCCGGCCGGTGCCCATCTGCGGGATCTGCGTGGTCGCCACTGAGAAAGCCGCAGCCGAGGCGGCCAAGTCGCGGCTCATCATCCCGCAGCCGATGAGGCCGGTATGACCATCGTCGCATCCCAGCGCGTGACTCGCGTCGGCGACGGACCTGGCCGCCAGCAGAAGCGCTATCCCGCCGGCCGCATCTGCGCTGCCGAGGGTTGCACCACAAGGCTCTCCGTCTACAACGCGAGTCCGGTCTGCAACTGCCATCACGGAGGTGAACCCGTGCCGAAGAGAGAGTACGGGGCACCCCCTGAATCGAGGGCAACTGCCCGCGAGCGACAGGAGCGTGTGCTCGCACTGCTGCGGGCTGCCGAACCCGGTGAATGGATGATGAGGCCGGGCGACATGATGCAGCACGAGTGGGCCTACTCTGTGGACGCCTTGCGCACCCGTGGCTACAAGATCGATGGTCGCAACAAGAGCAATGGTGGCGGCTATCGTTTCGCTGCGGCCACTGACCCGCCCGAGGCATCCGAAGCGCCGCAGGAGCCTTCCTGTGCAGCCACAGAGGCCATAGCACCAGAGGAGTCAGTGTTCGTGACAGGCAGCGAACACATGAAGCGAGTGGCGGAGCGGCGTGAACGAGTGCTCGCCTTGCTTCAATCAGCACTAGCAGATGGCGATGGTTGGGTCACCAAACCGAATGATATGACCCGAGGACATTGGGATTCCAGCATCAAGAGTCTGCGCGAACGGCGCTATGTAATCGACGCACACCACGGCCTCGGTGTGCGCTTTGTTTCGGGCCCTGAAACTACGCTGGAGAACTCTATGCCTTCCCACCCGCTAGAACCCCCCGCTACGCCGCAGGAAGGCTCCAGTGCAGCCACAGAGACTGTGGCTATACCACCCGAGACCGACGCCGAGGTCTCTGCCATTGGCGACCTAGTGCACGCCCTGTTACGGCTCAACGACGATGAGTGCCGGCGAGTGCTCGAGTACACCACCCGCCGCTTTGCGGCCGACGATTTCAAGGTGGGCCTCGATGACTGAGCAACTGAGCCCCGCTCAATTCGCCGCGCGCGTCAGCGAACTCACCGGCCAACGGGTCGCCGCCGACCGCGTCACCTACGCTTGCCGCGCCGGCACGATCCGCACCACCCGCATCGGCGGGCGCTGGTGGATCCCGGCCGCGGAGATCGAGTCCTATGTCAAGGAGAACGACAAGCAGAAGGAGAGTCAAACATGAGCTGTGAAATACCACTATCACGTGGGTTCTCAGCTCTTGTCGACGATGAGGATCACGAGTGGCTGTCACGCTTCAAATGGTCTGTCCAACAACCGAATCCACAACGCCAGATCCACTACGCCGTCAGGCGGCAGACGGTCAGTCGCGGACATGCCATTTGGGTGACAATGCACCGGCAAATCCTACGTCCAGTCGGTGGTCTGGAGGTCGATCACATCAACCGCAACGGTCTCGACAATCGGCGCTGCAACCTACGGCTTGCAACACGGACTCAGAATCTACAGAACGCGGCCAAGCACCGCGGTGGGACATCGCACTTCAAGGGTGTCTGCTGGTCGATGCGTCATCACAATTGGCGGGCGACGATTAAAGCCAGCGGCCACTACATCCATCTTGGCTACTTTGAAGACGAGATAGAGGCGGCCATCGCGTACGACCGCGCAGCACTGGCTCACTTCGGTGAGTTTGCTCGCCCCAATTTCATACATCTTGAGGAGGCATCGTGAGTACCATTCAGATCATTACTCTCATCTGTACTATTCTCATCAGCGGCCCCTTTGCCATGGTCGTCTCGCAAGCGCTGAAGCGCTGTGGCTGGGCGGACCGCTGGCGCTTCCTGCTGGCCCTCGCAGTTGGTCTAGTGGTCGGCGTCGCGCAAACGTGGATCAGCGGTTCTCTCGGCGATCTCATACATCACTGGGGCGGACTGACCGCCCTCGAGGTCGTCACATGGATTGGACTCGTGTGGGGATCTTCGCAAACCTGGTATCACCTGTTCTTTGCCGACCTGCCTTGGATGCTGAAGCTCGAGAAGTGGCCGGGGGAGTGAAACAGCGGTAGGATGGGCGCGGCTACAAGGGGGACGATTGATATGAACGGCGGAATCGACAAGAGGCGGCGCAACAAGCCGTACACGGTCGGGGAGGCGACACGCATCATCAATGAACGCCTCGGCACCGACCTGAGCATCGTGACGATCCGCGACTACTGCCGCAGGGGCATCCTGCCATCGATTCAGCTGATGGGTCCCGGCGGCTGGCACAGGATTCCCGCCAGCGAACTAGAACGCTTCATCGAGACTAGAACAAAAGGACTTGACATCGGCGACGCAGGCGTGTAGAGTTCACCTACCAGACCACAGAGGACCCAGGAAGGCGAAAATGACCGAAGAGATTGGCAGCCAAGCGGAAGCTCAGGCGGCATTTGAGGCCGTCGAGATGCACCACTCCTTCGGCGAGCCGATTCCCGCTGGGTTCGCAGTGGTAGGTCGGGGACGCAGTCGGATCGCCCTCCGCTCGGTCGCCTCCGACGTTGTCTACAAAGTCCCATGCGACGCCGCCCTCGAGGCCAACGGCGCCAAGGACAACCGCGTCGAGTCCTACACCTACCGCGTCGAGTGGGCTGGCCGCGACTACTGCCCGCGGGCGACGCTCCATTGGGCGACCGACCAATACGGGGATCACGTCGCCGTCTTGGCCATGGAGTATCTCGAGAATGACGGCAGCGAGCCCCGAAATCTAGATGAGGTTCTCGGCGCTCTTGCCAGCCTCGGGGCGCTCGACCTCAACAACGGCAACTGGATCACACGCGACGGCAAGGCAATCGTCATCGATTGCGCGGGCATCTGAGACAAAGGCGAAAGGAGGCGCGAGGGACCCAGATCGATCGGCAGCCATGATGTAAGGGGGAAACCCGTGCATGCCCAAAGAGAAGGGGCCGCTCCCGCCAAAGAAGTCGGCCCCAACACCCAGCAGACAGCCGGACTTGCGTATGGTACCACAGGCACGCGAGAGTCAAGATTTCCGCGGATTGCCCTCCGTCTCGCCGATGCCGTCATGGTCATCCTGGCCGCCGGCATGTTCGGCGCCCTGATCTACGCCGCCGCGCTCGTCTCCAGCACCCTGCTCGCCCTCGGCCTTGTCCTGGGCGCGCTCGGATTCGGTGGCCTGGCGCTGGTCGCCATGCTCGGGGAGGTAAGACGATGAGCGCCCCATATCACTGGATCGCGTGGAGCCGGCAACTCACAGGTCGTCCGCACACTTATCACGGGTACGCCTTCGATGGCGACGGGACAGTTTGGTGCGGCCACGACCATCGCAGTGTCAAGGCGGCCGACCGCTGCGCTAAGAGATTGGCGCGGGCGCTGTCCCGCGCCGGGGAGGTCAAGCCATGAGTGCCCCGCTCATGACACAGGCCAAGCTCGACAGTATCGATCGCAAGATTCTGCGGGCGAAGAAGCAACTTGAACTGGCGTTGGCTGAGGCCGATGCGACTTGGCGCGTCGACGCCACTGTCTACTCACTCGAGGATGCTCTCTACATGGCCATCGCCCGTGCGCGCACTGCGCATATCGCGGTCAATCACGAGCGCCGCAACAACGCGGACTGTGGCACGCACATCACTCTCAATGGCCAGCGCCCGCGGTGCGCGCCGAAGCCAGCACCGGTCGCCATGCTCGGGGAAGTCAAGCCATGAGCGCCCAAGACACCAGGGATGCAGCACTTCGCGCTGCGCAGGATGTTCTGAACGAGGTCTTTGCGATGGAAGTCGGCAGGGAGCCCCGCTACCGCTACTTCGGACATCGTGGCTGGCTCTACTGCTGGACCACGGAGCGGATGGGCGACGGCAAGTACGCCTCGTTCGTCTACCGCCCCGTCGGGCCGGGTTCACAGAGCGGCAAGGCGAAACGCTGGAAGCTCACCAAGGAGACGCACTTCACGAAACGCTCTACGGCCAAAGCGCACGCACTCAACTGGTATCGCGCGGCGTGCAAGCAGAGCCGTGAGCGCGCCGCCATGCTCGGGGAAGTCAAGCCATGAGCGCCCCCGACTACAACGTGGACGCCGGCCTGTCCCCCTGCTGCGCCTACTGCGACGTACGGCGCAACTGCCGGTCGACGGTCAAGAACTGTTCCACACTCGCCGAGTTCGCGCAGATGCGCGAGTTCGCCGCCGCACTCGCCGCGGTCATCGGCCGCTTCGGTAGTGTCTACGGGCGCGGGGCCCTTATCGACTCCGTCGCCGACTGGTTTGGCGACTGCTATTCCAACTGGCTCGACGAACGCGAGTTCTCTGATGCCTGCAACCCTGGGGGGAAGGTGCCGGCATGAGCATCCCGCAACTACCCAAGGCGCTGACCGTGGGCCAACTCATCGACGAACTGGCCAAGTACCCGAAGTGGTCGCGCCTATGGATCCCCGACGCGAACACCCGCGAGTTCGCCGTTGCTCTCGGCGCCTTCCGCATCCGGGCGGGCGACCCCTTCGGCGGCGATGTGGTACTCGAGACGCGCGCGGAAGTGCGCGCCGACCAGCGCACGCGGGTGTCACTGGCATGACCGTTTCGGCCGTCACCTTCGACGCAACCGCCCACCGCTACACCATCGACGGGCGCGAAGTGGCGGCCGTCACCAAGGTGATCGGCAGCGTCATCCGCAAGCCGGCCCTCGAGCGCTGGATCGGCGACCTCGGCAATGTCGAGGCCAACCGCCGCAAGGAAGAAGCCGGCGACCGCGGCACGCTCGTGCATGCGCTCGCCACTCTGCACGCCGAGGGTACGCCCGACATCCCGCTTGGCGAGGAGGTTGCGATCCGACCGCAACTACGGCTCTTCGAAGAGTGGTATGCGGACCAGGTGAAGGAACTGCTCGCCTGTGAATTCATCGTCCACCATCCGCGCTATGACTACGTGGGGACACTGGACTTCCTCGTGCGTCTGCGCGGCGACAGGATCCCGACGGTGATCGACGTCAAGACCGGCGCCTCACTGTGGCCGGAGATGCGGGCGCAAACCGCTGCATATCGCGCCGCTGCCCTGCTGGGCATCCTGGCCGAACTCGGCTTCAAAGACTGCCGGCGGGCCATCGTACACGTGCCCGAGGGCGCTGTCATCGCTCGCTTCCACGAGCACACAGAGCACACCGCTGATTTCGAGGCATTTTTGTCTTGTTTGTACCTCTACCGCTGGCTACGCACATGAACGAACAAAGGGGGATCTGACCTATGGCTATGCCATCTACATCCATCGAAGTGCTGCCGGTCGAGTCGGACGAGCGCTTCCAAACCCTGGCAAGCGGTGCGCTCGAGTTGCTCGGTCGTGCCCGCGAGATCCAGATCAGAGACGACGAGTCCGACGCCGAGGCCAAGCAGTTCCTGGTGCAGGTGACCACGGCGCGCAAGCGCTGGGACGAACTGCGCCACTGGTTCGTTGACCCGCAGAACGCCCACATCAAGGCGATCAACAACCTGTTCAAGGCGCAGGCATCCCCCGTCGACGAGGCGGAGAGCGTTCTGCGCGGCAAGGTCGGCGTCTACTTCCACACTAGGCAGGAGGCGGCCCGCAAGGAGCAGGAGCGCCTGCGCAAGTTGGCCGAGGCGAGGAACGCTCGCCAAGCCGTCAGGGCCGAAGAGCGCGGCGAAGAGCCGCCGGCACTGATCTTCCCACTGCCCACCGTGGCGACCCCCGAGAAGACCACACACACCGAGTCAGGCAGCGTCACCGTGCGCAAGGTGTGGCGCTTCCGGGTCGTCGATCCGACACAGGTGCCGGATGAGTACAAGGTCGTGGACGAGCGCAAGATCGGCGCCGTCGTCAAGGCCGGCATCCGCAATATCCCCGGCGTGTACATCTTCGAGATTGAGGAAGTGGCGGTGAGATGACCAACGAGATCACGACATACCAGCAGGCCGACCTGCCGGCCCTCACAGCTGAGCAGGTGCGTGCCCGCGTGAACCTCATCCAGCAGGTCATGAAGGGCGTCATGAAGCCCGGTGTCCACTACGGCACTATACCGGGCACCGACAAGCCGACCCTCTACAAACCGGGTGCCGAGACCTTGGCGGTCACTTTCCGCATCGCGATCGACCCGCTGGTGGATGACCTCTCGACTGACGACGAGGCCCACATCCGCGTCACCTGCCGCGGCATCAGCCAGGACACCGGCGCGGTGCTCGGCTCTGGCATCGGTGAGGCTTCGAGCAATGAGGAGCGCTACCACTGGCGCAAGGCCGTCTGCGATGAGGAGTTCAATGACACGCCAGAGGATCGCCGGCGGGTGAAGTGGGCCAAGGGCAAGGGCGGCAGCGTCTACACCGTCAAACAGGTGCGGACCGTGCCCGCCGACGTGGCGAACACCGTCCTCAAGCAGGCCAAGAAACGTGCCCAGGTCGACATGACCTTGTCGATTACGGGCGCCTCGGACATCTTCGCCCAGGACATTGAGGACCTACCGGCCGAGATGCGGTCGGTGGTCGCCGAGGATCAGAAGAGCGACGGCGATCAGGCGACGATTGGCCCGGTCGCCTTGATGGTGCTTGAGCAGTTGATGGTGGCCAAGGGCGTCACAGAGAAGCAGGCCAAGGCCAACCTCTCGCGCAAGGAGCACTTCAACGGCGAGCTGGCCGAGATGCCGACGGCGACCTGGGAACGCCTCTGCGCGGGGCTGGCGAAGATGCCGGACAAGACGCCCAACGAGGAGGATCACCCGACGCCCCCACAGGTCATCGACGCGATCCTGGCAAAGTCGAAGCCCGAGCCGCCGATCGTCACCGACGCGAATGGTGAGGTGATCGACCAAGAACCTGAGGAGGACGTGCCCGGCGCGGGGCCGGAGGAGATCGACGACTTCTGGCCGGCGGACGATGCGGACGGCATGCACAACGCGTCCAACCCCGCCAAGGGCGAGACCGTCACCACGGGCGAGGTCTGCACCGAGAAGCAGCGCAAGCTGGTCTATGCGAAATCGAAGGCGGCCGGCCTCGATGACGACTCTCTGCACCAGATCATCCGCATGGCCGGCGGTGTCGAGTCCTCCAGAGACCTGCCGTTCGACAAGGTGGATGACGTGCTGGCGGCAATTGCCGACTTTAGACCGAGACAGGGGGCGATAGCTTGAGTGCCCCCTATCAGCTCTTCCGTGACCTGTCACCGGCCATCGAGGCCGCCCTGCGTGCCAGCATTGACCACTTCGGCGTGCTTCTGCCGGTCGTCAAAGACCAGCACGGCAACCTCCTTGACGGCTACCAGCGCACTCGCATCGCCGAGTCGCTTGGCCTGACGTACCCGGTGAACATCATCGAGGTCGCCGACGAGGCAGAGGCGCTTGAGATAGCGCGCACCCTGAACGAGGACCGGCGCGCCATGCCGAAGGACGAGCGACTGCCGGTGGAGCAACACCTGCGGGAAGCGGGCCACTCGCTGCGAGCGATTGCGGGGGCGGTGGGGGTCAGTGAGGGGCAGGTTCGGAAAGACATCGCTGACGAAGAGCTGCGTACCGGTACGCAGGTGACACCTGACCGAGTGATCGGCCTCGATGGCAAGAGTTACCCGGCGCAGAGGTTACCCGCTGCTCAGCGCGCCGCCCAGATACAGACACTAGCGACTGAAGGTCACAGCAGTGCTCAGATAGCCGAGCACCTGGGTATCGGCGCAGAGCGCGTGCGTCTGGTCGCCCGCAAGAATGCCATCCCACTTCCTGCTGATGCCGCCATGGGAAAGGCTAGAAAGTTCGATGACACACGCATCATTGAGCAGACCGTCAACTCGCTGGAGGGTCTTGCGACTGGGCTGAACTTACTCAGCGAGCACCCGCAAGTCGACCCGGTGCAGGCGCAGGGCTGGGCAGACTCCATGGAGCATTCTCGGCGCGCCTTCAATCGTCTCATCAGACAACTAAGGAGGGCAGCCCAGTGACTGAGGCTGACAACAAGGTAACCAGCAGGTCGGCACTTGAGTGGGTAATGCTCAATCGTACGAAGGTATCGTTGCACGCTCAGCGCGAACTCAATCCCGCCAGAGTCGCGCGACTTGTGGCCGATTTCGATCCGGAGCTTCTAGAAATCCCGACACTCTCACTTCGTGATGGCTGTTACTACATCATCGACGGTCACCATCGCATCGCTGCGCTCAAGGAGTGGATCGGCCCTGGGTGGGAGACGCAGCAACTCCGTTGCCGTGTCTATCGCGACTTGACGGAGGCACAGGAGGCAGAATTCTTCGACCGACTGAATGATCGTCTCATAGTGCGTGCCTACGACAAGTATCGGGTACGCGTCAACGCTGGTCGGCCAATTGAGACTGCGGTTGAAGAGGAGGTCCACCGCGCGGACTTGGTGACCTCGAAGAGCGGAGGCCCTGGCAGTATCCAGGCCGTCAACGCGCTCGTGCGCGTGTACTGCCGCACGGATGGCCAAACACTTGGTCGGGCCCTACGCATCATCCGCGACGCCTACGGTGATGTGGGTTTTCAAGGACCCGTCATCGACGGCATCGGATTGCTGTGCCAGCGCTACAACGGTGTCCTTGATGAGGACGCTGCGGTCCAGAGGCTTGCAGGAGCTAGAGGCGGCCTCGCTGGCCTACTCAACCGCGCTGAGCAAGAACGCAAGCAGACCGGCAGTGCCAAGTCTCATTCCATCGCTGCGGCTGCGGTTGACCTGATCAACCAAGGCAAGGGCGGCAAGAAACTGCCGTCGTGGTGGAAGACGTGACCGGGGAATGGCTGGAGGAGGCGATCGTATGAGCCCCGTCTTCAACCGCTACTCACCAATGCGTGAGTCGGCGCAGGAACTGGCAGCCTTACTACCCGACCCGGTGCCCGCCAAGCTGGCCGCCGAGATCCTCGGCGTCTCCGAGGATACCGCCTACGAGATGTGCCGCGCCTTCATCGCCGCCAAGGCGCGCGGCGACCTGGCCGGCATGCGCAACGGCATCCCCTGCATCAAGCCGGAGGGGCGACGGCGCTTCATCATCCCCCGTGCCGCCTTTGTGGTCTTCTACACCGCGGCCGGTCTCTCTGACGATCTGCTGCGTGAGCTCTACGGCAATCGGGCGGTGGCATCGTGACTGCCCTCGCCGTGGCCTGCTTGGGGCTGGCCGCATACATATGCATCCTCTGCCTGTTCGTGCGAGGCGGGCGGCCATGAGCATCAGATGGATCAAGAAGTCGCCACTTGAGGTATTCGGGGCAGCGTTCCTCACAGATAGACAGGCGCGTTGCGTCTGCTGCAAGGAGTCGCTGTCACACGATGAGGAGCACTGGTTCAGCCTGGAACCGCATTTGGCGGTCTTCATGTGCGAGTCCTGCTACGCGGAGAGGCAGGCGGAGGCGAGATGGGAGACCGAGGTGTCGTGATAAAGCGAACGACGGTAGCGAGCCACAAAAAGCACGACCCCGTCTATGCGCAGAAGTGGGGCGACGCATCGGCTTTCACGATGGGGCCCTGCATGGTGCTCGTCAGCAGGGACGCAGGACGGGCACACCTATCCATCTCCTGCAGCGACCGCTACCCCACGTGGGACGAGGTGGCCGACGCCCGCGAGGCGCTGACCCCGATGGACGTACCCATGGCCATGGTGCTGCCACCAGCGGGCGCCGAGTACTGTAATGAGTTCCCGTACTGCTTGCACATCTGGGAACTGCACGACCCGTTCCCGGAGTGGACGCCATGACCGGATCCTTCGACGAGCTCAAAGAGGCGCTGCAGACGGAGGTTGCAGACCGCTATCGCGCCGACGATGGGATGGAGTTCATCCTCGTCAAGGATGTGCTGCGCATCGTCAGTGTCTACGCCGCTGCGCACCGGCTCATCGACATCACGATCTGCGGCGGGCAGTGTCCGGCGTGGCACCGTGAATACTGCGGGAATGACCCGTTGGATTACTGCGCGGCTCTGCCTGACGGAAACCCCTATGCCCCCACCGGCAAGCCGTGCATCTGGAAGCCGGTGCCATGACCGCCGAGCGCACCCCGTATCAGGACACCAGCGTGCCGGTCGAGCGCTCCAAGCAACAGATTCGAGAGGCCCTGCGCACCGCTGGTGCCAAGGGCATGCAGCTCGAGGAGACCTGGACTGCCGAGCCGCGTCTGCTGGTGCGCTTCCTGTGGTCCCTGGGACCCAAGGGCCATGAGCAGATTGTGCGCGTCCGCGTAGAGGCTAGGCCGCTACCTCCAGTCAAAGGCACGCGAACGACGTGGCGCGTTTCTCCCGAACAGCGTGAACGTCAGGCCTGGCGGGCTCTGGCTTGGTACCTCAAGACGATGCTCGAGGCAGCCACGTTCGGATTGATGCGCTTCGAGGACATCTGGCTGTCATTCATCGAGGACAGCGACGGCCGCACGATCGGCGAGCACGTCATCCCCATGCTCGAAGCTGGGCGGCTGCAGCTGCCGAAAGGAGACGAGGGATGAGCACGAAGATCCCCTACCTCGACGAAGTGTGGAACCCGACAACTGGCTGCACGCCGTGCAGTCCCGGGTGTGATCACTGCTGGGCAGCGCGAATGGCGGGCAGGTTCAACCGGATGATGTGTGTGCGCTGTCATGGCACAGGGCACGAGTACATCGACTGCGGGAACGAGCGGTCGGGGTACGACCTCCGGCATCTGTGCCCCGACTGTGGTGGCGGGGGCGACGTCCCGGACTTCACGCCCAGGTATCATCGCAGCCGCTTCGAGCAGCCGCTCCACTGGCGCAAGCATCGCCGTGTGGGCGTGTGTTTCATGGGCGACCTCTTCCACCCCCAGATAGCGAATGACTGGTTGCAGGATGAGGTCTTCGCCGTGATGGAGCAGTGCCCGCAGCATGACTTCCTGGTGCTCACCAAGCGGGCGTACACCCTGCACGACTACATTGTCAGCCGCGATTCAGAGCAGGCGCGCGAACAGGGCATCTGGCCGCTCCCTAACGTCTGGCCCGGCGTCACCATCTGCAATCAGGAGGAGGCAGACGAGAAGATACCGATTCTGCTAGACACGCCGGCGGCGCTGCGATGGGTGAGCTATGAACCGGCGCTAGGTCATGTGGACTTTACCCACTATCTGCCGCACTGGTGCCCAGACTGCTTGACCGTTCACAGCAGCATGACGTGCTGGCATGACGAGGCTCACCCCAAGAGCGTCATGCGGCCCCGTATCGACTGGATTGTCCTCGGTGGCGAGACGGGCTCTGGTGCGCGACCGATGGATGCAGAATGGGCGCTGGACGTCTGGAAGCAGTTCCGGAGGGCGAGAGTGCCGTTCTACTTCAAGCAGTGGGGCACTCACAAGGAGAGTGGCCGGATGTCACGCGGGCACCTGTACGACTTCATCAGGGTTGCGGAAACCCGCGAGTTCCCCGAGAGGGGGTGAGGCGATGGCGCGTCTTCGCAACCGCATTCGCAAGGCAGAGTACTTCACCGACGGTGAACTGTTGCGTTGGCACCGCGACAAGCGGCAGACATACACAGGGCTCTGGGCGCTAGCCGAAGACTCTGGCTGCCTGGAGGATGATCCCTTCGAGTGGAAGCTGCAGCTCTGGCCCTCGCCGCTCGACACCGACATCACTATCGAGCTACTTGCTCAGTGGCGAGACGAGTTGATCGAGGCCGACAAGTTGGTCCCCTACGAGGCCGACGGCAAGCGCTACTTCTACCTGCGCACCTTTCACAAGCATGAGCAGCCGCGGAACCCACAACGTGCTGACCTACCGCTGCCACCGTGGGTCCTCATGGAACCCATAGAGGGCACAGCGAAGGACGGCAAGCGGTGGCTACGGGTTCAGTACAGAGTGTTGAATGACCTACTTCCTGGTCTGTACGGACACAGTACAGACTCCATACAGACCAATTCTCAGGCGAGCGCGGTATCCGTACAGACGGGTTCCGACCTCAGTACAGACCCCTTGCGGGCATCCGTACAGACCGATTCTCAGGCAGAAAAAGATCCCCCGTCCCGTCCCGTCCCGTATAAGACGATAGCTAAAGCTATCGCAGAATCTGCGCCTGAAGAATCTACCTGCGACCTCATCACCCTCCCCCCATCCATTCGCGATGACCAAGAACTGTGGCCGCTACTTGAGGCGGTGCTCGGTAGGTCCGCCGGTGCTCTGTTCAACGGCAAGGCGAAGGCACGCAGCCATGCCGGCACCATCCGTCGCCTGCTGGCCGATGTCTGCGGCTTCTGCTCTGACCTGACAAGTGGCATCACCTGCGAACGCCGCGCCGGCTGGTGTCGGGCCTGTGCGCTTGAGACCCTCACCCGTGTCGCCGCGGCCGATGAGTCGATCCCATTTGCTCAGAGCCTTTTCACCTCGGCGCACGAGTTGGGCGACTACTGCGGCGAGGCGCTGGCCGAACAGTACCGCGTCGTCAACTCAGAGAACCCGGTGGCCGCCGGCATCGCCGCCTTGGCGGAGACGATGAAGCCGCCGGTGGGCATGTCGGGCTATCCGATTGTAGAGGGCCCCGATGGCTGAACTGCCGCTGGCCCTACCCGCCGAGGAGGCGTTGCTCGGCGCCTGCCTGCTCAACGCCAACGTGCTCGACGCGGTGGCTGATCGCGTCGCCGCCATCGACTTCTATCGCGCCTCACACGCCCGCCTGTTCACCACCATGCTGGAGATGCGCAACGCCGGTGAGCCGGTCGATGTGGTGACAGTGGGAGGGCGCTTCCCCGACTTGAGCGAGCGCCTGTACGCCTATGTCGACGCGCTGCCGACCGCTACCAACGCGCCGCACTATGCCGAGATGGTGCATGACGCCGCTCGACTGCGGCGGCTGATCGAGGCCGGCAAGCAGATAGTCGAGCTGGGTGAGGGCGCCGCCGACGCGGACGCCGCGGTACTGGAGGCGGAAGCAGTCGCCTTCGCCGCTATGTCGGGGGCACGCAGCAGCCGCACGACCACCATGGCTGAGGCGCTGAGCGCCGTGGCGCTCGAGCTCGAGCAGCGCTGCAACGGCAAGAGCGCCGGCCACATCGAGTCGGGCATCGGTCTCATCGACTCGGTGGGGGCCCTGGAACGAAGCGGCTTGGTGATCCTCGCTGCCCGTCCTGGTGTCGGCAAGACGTCGCTGGCCTTACAGATTGCGCACCGTGTGGCCTGTGATGGTGGGCCCGTCCTGTTCGCAAGCCTTGAGATGGTCGCCACCCAGCTCGCGGAGCGGCTCATCGAATCGCGCTGCCATGTCGGCCGGCAGGCGCTGCTGTCGGGCAACCTCAACACCGACCAGCAGGCGCGACTTGCCGGCCTGACCGCCGACATGACCACGGCGAGCTTTGTGATCGACGACTCGCCGGTCATCAGCGTGGCCGACATTCGCCACCACGCGCGCCGGCTGGCGCTGCGCGCGCCGCTCTCGCTGGTGGTGGTCGACTACGTGCAGCTCTTGCACACCGGCCGGCGCTCCCGCCAGGAAACGCGCGAGCGTGAGGTGGCCGAAATCGCCGCGGCTCTGAAAACGCTGGCCCGCGAGCTCGACTGTCCGGTGCTGGCGCTCTCGCAACTGAACCGTGCGGTGGAGCAGCGTGGTGAGGATGCGGAGCCGAGGTTGTCGGACCTGCGCGAGTCGGGATCCTTAGAGCAGGACGCCGACATGGTGATCTTCCTCTGGCCGACGGTGGCCGACGTGAAGGCGCACAAGCCCATCGTGCGGACTCACATCCACATCGCCAAGCACCGCAATGGGCCGACCGGCAAGGGCACGCTCGATTTCGAGCGCATTACCACAGCTTTTCATGAGGTCGCCGGATGACTACCGGCAAACCCATGCTCGCCGGTCTGCCCGTCAGCGAGGCCAAGGTAGAGCAAGCGGTCGTTGACCTCTTCTGGCGCCACCATTGGGAGACTCGCCGCATCAGAGAGGACCTCCATAACCCTGATGGTCGCGGGATGCCCGATCTTCTCTGCACATCACCTTACGGTCTGCAGCTCTGGCTTGAGATGAAGCGGCCCGCCAGCATCCGCAACAAGCGAGGCCGAGTGCGCAAGGCGCAGAAGGAGTTGCTCGTCCTCTGGCGCACTAAGGGCGTGCCCTGCTGTGTGATCGACGAACCACTCGACTGCCTGATCTTCTGCGCCGCCAATGCCGACCGCGATCGCGAGACGGCCGTCGCAGTCTGCGACCTCATCATGGTGCCATATGACTGGTGGCCGGCATGAACACCCCCTGTTGGCAGAGAGACGAGCACACTGAGGGCCCGCCTCCCTTCGCTGGCATCACGCAGCGCCCGGTGTGCGTCTCCTGCGGCGCCATCCTGGCACACGACAACGGTGATGCCGATGGTCTGTGCTCACCCTGTCGACATGCTGGCCGGCGGGTGGTCCCCTTCGCTGGTGTTGGCGCGGATCCCCGTGAGGTGGCCGCTGCTCTGCTGCTGCTGCAGCACAACCTGCACCCCGGTGAACCCCTGGATCTGCGCGCCGCCCTGGCGCACTACGGCCTCGAGGTCAGCATCGAGGAGCTCTGCCCGATCATGCGCTGGCTGCGGCGGCGCGGCTTCGATCTGGCGGCCACAGCAGGCAGGCCGGGATACGAGCTGCTACGCTGGCAGTACCCCTTTGGCAGGCGGCGACTGCCGAGAATCTTTGCCTGAGAGGAGGAAACTGAGATGGAGAGTTATGTTATTGGTGGAGTCCAATGTGGTCTATGTGGTGGCTGGATACAGAACGGGATTCCTCACAGTTGTCCCGGGACGGTTCGCCCGCATATTGAGACGGCAACCAACGATCAGGCGGCCGCCATTCTCGCCAGGTTGGATCGGATTATCCGCATTCTCAATGGGATCAGGCTGGGGCGACCATGACTCTTGACGACTGCGAACTGCCGGAGGTGCAGCGGGCGGTCATCTACCTCAACGGTCAGTATCGGAGTTGCACACGAGCGATGTTGTGGGACGCCCTTACCGCGCTGTATGAGAAGTGGCAGGAGGTGCAAGCCGAGCGCGACAAGGCTGAGGCGGAGTGCGACCGACTGCGGGCGACCTACCTGGCGCTACGACAGCAGCGGGAGAGCGATGCTGCTGTTGCCGCGCCTGTTGCCGCTGCTGGTCGGCCCAGGTCGGGCAAGCAGCCATCTTAGGCTCAAAACGCCCCCGCCGGCGGCGACACATCCGAGCCCGAGCGGCCCTGCCGGGCTATGCTGTGCTCCATGGTAAGGAGGGGGTCCGGGGTTCGAGTCCCCGACCGGGCTCCAGTGTTTGCAGGCACTTTGCAAACATCGTTGACCGTCTCCCGACTGTCGTGTTGCCGCATTGTTGCCATGCGCCGGTGCCTGCTAAGATGACGCACTGTGAAGGCGTACGTCCGCAAGCGCGGTGATCGGTGGCTGCTCACCAAGGAGCTGGGCCGGGACGAGCGCGGGCGACGCGTTCGTCGCTTTGCATCCTTCGCCACGGAGCGGGCGGCGCTGCGCGCCCGGGACCTCTTCCTGGGGGCGGTGGCGCGCGGTGAGGTCGCCGACGAGAGCCGCATGCTCATGGTTGACTACCTGCTCGACTCCTGGCTTCCCGACATCAAGCGGCGTGTCTCGGCGCGCACCTTCGAGAACTACGAGCAGATCGTACGCGGTCATATCGTGCCGGCGCTCGGCAACACGGCGCTGGCCAAGCTCACGCCGCTGCAATGCCAGCGCTACGCCTCGAGGCTCGCCCTGTCCCCCGCCTCGGTCGCCAAGCATGTGCAGATCCTCCGCCAGGCCCTCGAGCGGGCGGTGGAGTGGGAGCTGCTGCGGCGCAACCCGGCCTCGAGGCTGCGGGCTCCGCACAGCTCGCAACGTGCGCCGATCCGCGCGCTGACTGACGCGGAGAAGCAGCGGCTGCTCGAGGCCACCAAGGACTCGAGCATCCACGGCATTGTGCTGCTCGCCTTGGCGACCGGCATGCGCCGCGGCGAGCTGCTCGCCTTGCGCTGGTCGGATGTCGACCTCACCGCCGGTAGCATCGCCGTGCGCCGCTCGGTCTCTGAGACCAGGGTCAGCGTGGGGGCTGTGCCGCCCAAGAGCGGGCGCAGCCGTGTCATCCGCATACCGGCCTCGATCGTTGTCTACCTGCGGCACTGCAAGGCGGCACAGAACGAGCAGCGCCTCTTCCTGGCTGAGACCTGGCAGGACGAGGGCCTCATCTTCCCGCGCCCTACTGGCGGCCTACGGCGTCCCTCTGAGGTGAGCCGCGCCTTCGACCGCATCTGCGCCGAGCCGATCGCGCCGGCGAAAGGCTACAAGCAGCGGCCCCGGATCGGTCTCGACGCCCGCTTCCACGACCTGCGCCACACCCATGCCACCGACCTGCTGCGCGCCGGCGTGCCGGTCAAGGTCGTCAGCGAACGGCTGGGCCACTCCAGTGTCTCGACCACGCTTGATGTCTATGCCCACGTGCTGCCTGATATGCAGGAGGCCGCGGCCGCTGCCGCCGATGCCATCCTTGAGCGGGTGACGCCTAAGACGTCTTAGCTTCGCAGTTGTGCGCCCCGTAGGCTTGGGGTGTGCAAAGCAGAGCCCCAGTACGGCAGTCGTCCTACGCCTTTCCGGGCAGGCCGACCCGTCCCCTTGCCCGTCGCCGCTGCCGCATCTGTGGCGCTGTCCTGGCCCGTGACCGTCCCGCCTCGGCGACCGCCTGCTCCTGCCATCCCGGCGGGAACGAACCCTACAACCCCCGCCAGGACAAGCACCTGGACGAGCATGTGCTCGTCGTGCTGCTCTGCATGGAGGCGGTCAGCGTGGCGCGCAAGCTGGACACCAAAGATCACAAGGCGATCTTCTACGCCGTGCGCCGGCTGCGCCAGAAGGGGTGGGTGATTGAGGGAATCCCTGGTGTCGGGCATCAGTTAATCGGCTTCCTGCACCACGATCCAGCGGCATTGCGGCGGGCGGCAGACTACCTGGAAGCCTCGGACTGCGATAGAATGGAGAGCACATGAGCGACGAATCGAAGACTGCATGCGCCATCCAGGTGGCACCGGATGGTGAGTTGCGTGTGTGTGGGACGTGCCACTGGTGCGGCTATTTCTTTGAAGGGCACACATGTGACCATCCGACCCACATGAGAAAGTCGTTGGATTACGGCAGCCTCAGTGACGCGCCGGTGTCCATTCACAATACCTGCGAATGTTGGAAGGTGTGGGGAAAGGGGACATGACCGACGCTGAGTTCACGCAGCTCTGCGGCACCATCCTGAGGGGCGTCAGCCTGCTGACTGCCTGCGATTCGCTCGGCCTTGATGTGCGTGAGGTGCTCACCCAGGTCGAGGAAGACCCGCGCCTGCTCTGTGACCTCTACTCAGCCATGGTGCTGCGCGCCCACATGTCGGAGCGGGTGCCCGCCGAGTAGGGAATAGGCCCCCTGCCATGCTTGAGTGCATGGCCGAACAGAGCAAAGGTACCACTCTAAAAGAAACCGCTGCCCAGATAGAGTTCTGGGAGACCTCTCGCTGTATTCCGTATGCCCGTAATCCTCGCTGTGTGCCCGACTTGGCGATCAGCAAGGTTGCGGGATCCATCAAGGAGTTCGGCTTCCGCCAGCCAATCGTGGTCGATGCCGAGGGCGTCATCATCGCCGGCCACACGCGCCTCTTGGCTGCTGAGCGTCTTGGTCTTGAACGTGTGCCCGTACTGGTAGCCGTCGACCTGACCCCGGCGCAGGTGAAGGCGTATCGCCTGGCCGACAATCGCACCGCGCAAGAGGCGACGTGGGACCCCGAACTGCTCAACATCGAGCTGGAAGACCTCGCCGGACTCGACATCGACCTGTCACTGACAGGGTTCGGTTCCGAGGAGATCGCTGCCCTGCTGGCCAGTCCCACCGAGGGCCTCACTGGCCCAGATTCCGTCCCTGAGCCACCCACTGAGCCCGTGTCGCGCTCCGGCGACCTGTGGCTGCTGGGATGCCACCGCCTGCTCTGTGGCGATTCTACGAGCCACGACGACGTCCGGCACCTGATGGACAGCAAGCGTGCCAGTCTGATGGCCACCGACCCGCCATACCTCGTCGACTACGACGGCGGCAACCATCCGCCCACCTGGGCCAACAAGGGAAAGAGCGGGGATCCTGACTGCGGCACTAAGCACTGGGACGCCTACACCGACCACGACAGCTCGGTGAAGTTCTACTCAGACTTCCTGCAGACGGCCCTCGCGAGCGCGCTCACAGAGACGCCCATCATCTACCAGTGGTTTGGCATGATGCGCGCCGAGGTGGTCTTTGAGGCTTGGCGCTCTGTTGGCCTCTTGCCGCACCAAGTGCTCGTCTGGGTCAAGAGCCGCCACATCCTCTCCCGCTGCGATTTCATGTGGAACTACGAGCCCTGCATGTATGGCTGGATTGAGGGCAAACGCCCTGAGAGCGAGCGCCGGCCACCCGCCAACGCGACGGCGGCCTGGGAGATCGACTCGACGATTGAGGATGGCGCTGCCGGGATCCATCCGACGATGAAGCCGGTTGAGACGGTACGGCGGCCGATCGAGTGGCACACCAGGCCCGGTGGCCTGATCTACGAGCCCTTCTCTGGTTCTGGCACGGCCATCATCGCTGCCGAGATGACGGGCCGTATCTGCTACGCACTGGAACTCGCGCCAGCCTATGTTGATGTGGCAGTGCGGCGTTGGGAGAACTTCACCGGGAAGAAGGCGACCCGTGGCTCATAAACTCATCATCCTCGATCTCACCGAACTTGAGAAGTTGGCGGCGATGCACTGCACGCAGCGCGAGGTTGCGGCCTGGTTCGGTGTCACGCACAAGACCATCTCCTACAAGTTGCGCCAGAAGGTCTACGCCGAAGTCTGGGAGCGTGGCTGGGCGAAGGGCAACATCAGCCTGCGCCGGCAGCAAGCTCAGCGTGCTGAGGCGGGCGATCGCACGATGCTCGTCTGGCTCGGCAAGCAGTGGTTGGGGCAGGCCGACAAGCAGGAGATCACCCACCTGACACTTGACACCATCGAAGCTGAGGTAGCTCGTCTTGAACGCGAACTTGCCCGGAACGATTGACGCGCGGCATCTCGCCGACATCAGTCGACGACTCAGGGCGTTACGCGAGGCGGTGCCGCCTGTAGAACCGCCCTCCGTCCGCCTGTTCGTCGAGCGCTGCACCATCGTCGAGAAGGAGAGCGGCGACCTGCTGCCCTTCACACTGTGGCCGGCGCAGGTCGAGGCGCTGGAGACGATCATCGGTGCCGACTACCTGGTAGCGGTCAAGGGTCGCCAAGTCGGTATGACCTCGCTCGAGCTGGCCGCCATGCTGTGGGCGGCGACCTTCTGGCCAAACCGTCTCTTCCTCATCGCTCGCCAGTCGCTCGACTACGCGCAGGATGCCATCCGCCGCCTGCGCATACTGCGCCTTCGCCTGCCTGACCATTTCCGCGAGCCGGTCACGCAGGAGACAACCATGGTGATGCAGTTCGCCAACGGGTCGCGCTTCGAGGCGCTGACAGCCACGCAGGAGATCGGCCGCGGACTGGCTGCCTACTGGACGCTGGCAGATGAGGCGGCCTTCTGGCCGTGGCCCGACATACAGATTCCAGTGCTCGAGGCTGGCTCGGCACGGATGCACATCGTCTCGACCGGCCATGGACCTGGCGACACGCTGCACCGTATCTGGCGCAAGGCGAACCTCGGTGAGGGACTCTATACGCCGCTCTTCATCCCGTCGTCAGCAGACGCACGGCGTACGTCTGAGTGGCGCCGGCGCAACGTCGACGAGGCGGCGGAGCCGCGCCTTGCCCAGCGCGAGTATGCCGAGACGCCCGAGGATGCGTTCGCCTCGCCAGAGGGTGTCTTCTTCGAGCGCTTCGATGCGCTCCGTAACGTGGCCGAGCTCCAAGTCGTCCCCAATTGGCAGACCGTACGCGCCGTCGACTTCGGCTACCGTTTCGCTGCCTGTCTGTGGCTGCAGAGCTCGCCAGCAGGGCAACCGTTCGTGGTGGCTGAGTTGGCCCCCAAGGACTGTACGACCGACGAGTTCGCCGCTGAGATCAAGCGCGTGGATGCTAGTCTGGGCCTGGCTATCGCTCCCTCACGCACCTACTGCGACCCCGCCGGCAATGCCGCCAATGTGCAGACGGCACAGAGTGAGGTGCAGATCCTGCGTGCCGCCGGCCTGCTACCGATTAGCAGACCATCCTCGATCCGCGACGGCTGTGTGCGCGTCATGGCGGCGCTCGCTGATCCAGTCCTGCCGCTGGTCGTCTCGCGTTCCTGCCCACATCTGGTTGAGGCCCTGTCCAACGTGCGCCCCGACAAGCACCGCCCCGACCTCTACGACGAGACGAGCGATTACTGCCACATCCTCGACGCCCTGCGCTACTGGTCAGTGAATCGTTCGGCAGCGGGAACTGTGCACTCCTCGCCCATCGCCGGCGGTCGCCCGATCACCGCCGGCCTGGTCGGCCGTCAGTTCTAGCCGCTGCCTCCGCAGATAGGGAACAGGCCCTCCGCCACACTAGTGGCATGAGTATCCTCACCCGTCTGCTAGGAGGCATCATGGCAACAGTCGACATCACCCTGCTACGCAACCGTGTCAAGGCCCTGGAGATGGCGAAGACCGCCGACGAGGCGAAGATCGCCACTCTGGAAGCCCGGCCGGTGTCGGTCGATACGAGCGCGACCATCGCCGCCTTGGCGGCGCGCGTCGCCGCCATCGAAGCGGAGCTGGCAAACCCTTCCTGACCCCACCGCCAATCCCACCGACGGTGATGGGGCACACGGTGCTGCGTGACGTTCACGACAAGGTATTCGAGAACGTGACGTTCGATGGCGCGGGCGGCGGGAACCCCGACTCGTCCGGCGTCCTCGAACTATGGGGTGCCTGCTACAACCTGAGGTTCACCGCCATCACCATCAATCCGAACAGAGATGCAATCGGAAGCGGTGTCATGATCGCCGATTCCGGCAGGGGTATGCATGACATCGTTTTCGAGACCCCGCACATCATGACGCAGCCCTTCATGGGTTTCGTCTGCAATGCCCGTTGCAGTAGTAACGGCTACCAGCGCGTCGACCTCGTCAACGCCATAATCGAGCCGCAAGGCTCGGAGGCCGTCTCTTACGACGATACCTCTGGCACCGCCGGTCATTGTCTCGTTGAGAACAACCTTGTCAAGGGCGGCGGGTTAACGACGCTCTATCCATACGGCCAGGGCTTCGAGATCAACGGCGTCCACGACATGGTGGTTAGACGTAACACCTTTGCTGCCTGTCGCGGTGCCATCCTCAACCTGCAGATGCACGATACGCGCGACTGCGGCTGGGTCTTTGAGGATAACGTCGTCGACCAGTCGCAGGCCTATGGCGGGGTCATCGTCGGCGTATCCCAGGCCGTGGGAGCCGCCAATGTCTACGGCGGCCGGTTCGCACGCAACACGATCATCGGAGCGGCCCCGAGCCGGGGTGTCGCCTTCCTGAACGGCTGCCACGACATGGATTGGCGCACGACCATCTGGCGGGATGCACGTGGCGGCAACTACGCGATCCCATACCAGACTGGCTGCGTCGGGAATCTATTCTAAGGCAGGAGCGACATGGCAATAGCAGAGGTTGGCAACGCGACCAGCAAGGCATCCTCCACCACGCCCACCATCACACACGGGCTGACCATTCTGGCGGGACATGTGATCATCGTCTGCCTCCACTGTGACGGCGTCTCGCCCACCTCCGACCCAGCCGATAATAACGGAGCGACCCCATTCACGCTCGCCTATCAGGCCGGGACGCCCGACACGAGCCGCTACAGCATCTGGTATCGCGTCGCCGGGTCCGGCGAACCCGCCACCTATAAGTGGACAAAAACCAGCGCCAGCGGCTGGTCCATCGCGCTGCGTGTCTTCTCGGGCGTTGATGCCACTGTCTGGGACGTGACGCCAGGGGCGGACACTGGCGCGACCGGAACAAGCGCCTCACCGAGTGCACCATCCGTCACGATAACTACCGATGGTTCGCTGGGCATCGCGGCGTTCTTCGTCGACTCGTCTAGTCTGACGTTTTCTTCACCGACCAACGACTACGGGAGCGAGGTCGAGCCTGTGGCCGGCGGTCGTAACGAGGCGTGCTACACCAAGCCCGCACTGGCCCCAGGAGCAACCGGGGCCACTGGCGTCACCATGTCCGGCTCGGACGACTGGGCGGCACAACAGTTCGCGCTCAAGCCTGACGGTTCTACTTTCATCCCCACCCGCTCAGGCGGTGCGGGCATCGGTTCTGGAATCGCGACCGCCATCCTGTGAGGTGAGTGATGGAGTTCAGACGCACTAAGAATGTCGATACCAGGGTGGTGTTCCCGATCCAGAAGACGGACGGCACGTTCATCACCGGAGCCACCGGGCTCGACTCGGAATACGCCCTGCTGGGAGCACACGGCGGGGCGGCCCCTACGTGGACCGACTGCACCCACGAGGCGACGGAGATAGGCACGACCGGGATGTACTACCTGGACGTGAGCGCCGCTGAGCTCAACGACGATTACGCCGCCATCCAGATCAAGTCGACCAGCACGGGGGCGATCACGCAGGTCCTGCTGTTCAACCTCACCAACCAGCCCTCCGATGTCATCAACTGGAAGGGCAGTGCGGCGGCGGCCCTCACCGGCGACCCCTACGCAGAAGCGGCGGCCGTCCATGCGCATGTGAACACCATCGACGGCCACATCACGGCCGACTACGGCTCCACCGAGAAGACCTGCATCGACCTGCTTGACGATGCCAACGGCCTCGTGAACATCCACGACACGGTGGACACCGTGGCTGGTTACATCGACACCGAAGTGGGCGCCATCAAGACGCAGACCGACAAACTCGCCTTCACGGTCGCCAACCAGGTCGACGCCAACGTGCTCGACTGGAAGGGTGGGACGGCTCCCGCCATGACCGGCGACGCCTACGCTCGCCTCGGAGCACCTGCCGGCGCCTCAGTCTCGGCGGATGTGGCGGCGGTCAAGGGCGACACGGCGGCCGTCAAGACCAAGACCGACAACCTGCCAGCGAGTCCGGCGGCCGTCGGCTCGGCCATGACACTGGCTGCCGGCGCGATCACCGCCGCCGTGGTGGCCACCGACGCCATCGACGACGACGCCATAGCCACCGGAGCGATCGCCTCCACGGCCTTCGCCGCGGGCGCGATCACCGCCGCCGCCATCGCCGACAACGCCATCGACTTCGCCACCTTCGCCGCCGACTGCAAGACCGGCGCCGGCTTGAAGGCCAACGTCGAGTCGGTCACCGCCGCGGCGATTACCGCCGCGGCTATAGCGGCCGACGCGATCGGAGCCAGCGAGCTGGCGGCGGATGCGGTGGCCGAGATCGCCGACCAGGTCTGGGACGAGGCGATCGCAGGCCATGCCGGCGCGGGCAGTACGGGCCTGGCTCTGGCCGGCGCCTCCGCACCGACTGCGAATGCCGTGGCTGACCAGGTGTGGGACGAAGTGCTCGCTGGCCACGCCGGAGTCGGTAGCACCGGCGAGGCGCTGGCTAGTGCCGGCGCGGCCGGCGATCCGTGGAACACATTGCTCCCGGGCGCCTACGGAGCGGGCAAGGCTGGCAAGATCGTCGGCGACAACATCAACGCGCCACTGGCGACCATCGACACGGTGGTCGATGCCATCAAGGCAAAGACCGACACCATCGGCGCGGGCACCGTCACCGTCACCAGCCCGGTGGCCAGTGACGGTGTGACCGTCACGACCTACCGCGGCGACGACTACAAGCAGCACGAGGGGCGCGAGATTCGCTGGCTGATTGCCACGCCGGACCTCTCCACAGCGGTCACGACACTGCATGTCGGCAGTCTCGATATCGTCTGCACCCTGGTCGACGGTGGCCTGGCGACGCAGTCTATCTATGCGGAGCTCACCGCGGTCCAGACGGCGACACTTCTTGAGGCACGTGGTCTCTACAGCGTCACGGCTGCCATGGCCGATGCCGACGTGCGCACCCTGGTGGTCGGCGAGTGGAAGTCTGAGATTCGGGTGGCCTAAAAGTAGGGAACAGGGGTTCCCGCAGACTTGTGGACATGAGCATGTTCACGCGGCTGCGGGGCCTCTTCCTCGCCGAGAAACCGAAGGGCATATCACGTCCGGCGACCGCTGAGGTCGGCGACACCGGCATGGGGTATGCCGTCGGCTCCGGCACCACTAAGGGCGCCGTCTCCAAGCGTCTGCGCACGCTCGAGCAGAACTGGGAACTCTACGAGCGCAACGGGTACATCCTCTACGACCGCATGCGCTTCTCGGATCCGAAGGTCGCCGGCCTGTTGCGTGCCATGCGCCTGCCGATCCTCGGCGCCCAAGTCTCCATCGAACCCTCAGATCCCGAGGATGAACGCGCCAAGGAGATCGCCGAGTTCGTCTCGGACAACCTCTTGGGAGGTCTCGCCGACTCCTGGCGGGCGACCCTCTATCAGTTCCTGCTCTACCTCTGTCACGGCTTCGCCCCGTTCGAGATGGTGTGGAAGATCGAGGACGGCAAGGCACTCATCGATCGCTTCGCCTACCGTCCGCCAGCCACCATCGCCACCAGAGACATCTTCGTCGCCAACGGTCGCATCGAGCACGTCCACCAGTCCACCGACACCGGCTTCCAGGCCGACATCCCCGGCGAGAAGCTGCTGTGGTTCGTCAACGACCGCGAGGGCGACGACTTCTGCGGCCGGGCGCTGTTGCGGCCCATGTTCAAGCCGTGGTTCGGCAAGGAGAAGCTCGAGATCCTGCTGCTGATCGCCGCCGACCGCGGCAACGGCACGCCGGTGGTCATCGCCCCCGAAGGCGGTTGGGGCACCGACACCAGCGGCAACGCGCTCGGTCCCCAGGTTGATGACGCCCTGGCCGCTTTCTCCACCTCCGAGAGAGGCTTTTTCCACTTCCCCTTCGGCACGACATTCACGCTGGAAACCTCGAACGCCTCGATCGCCGAGCTGACGGCGCTCAAGGCCAACTTCGAGATGGACATGAGCAACGTCGCCATCGCGCAGGTGCTCGACCTGGGCAAGACCGAGACCGGCAGCCGCGCTCTGGGCCGCACGATGAGCGACATGTTCCTCGACTCGCTGATCGCCATCGCAGTCGACGTGGAGGACACGATCAACGCGAAGGGCGGGCCGATACATCAGCTGGTGGCCTACAACTTCGCCGGCGCCGACGACCTGATGCCCTCACTGCGCTTCGGCTCACTGTCGAAGATCGATCTCAAGACGCTGGCGCTCGCCTTCCTCCAGCTGCAGCAGACCGGCATGCCGTTCGGCGAGGAGACCTGGGAGTGGATTCGTTCGGAGCTCGACCTGCCACCGCTCAAGGCTGAGGAAGCGACCGGAAGTCCGCAGCAACCGTTGCTGCCCGATGCGCGCTTGCCCGCGCCCGAAGTGCCACCTGAACCACCACCGACACCGACCCCGCCAGGGCAATCACCGCCAGGACAAACACCGCCGCAGCCAGTCCCGCCGGCGCAGGCTTCCGAAATCGTGCTCGCCGAGAAGCACTACTGGCGAGAACCCCGCGGACCTGAGCTCTACGCCGACCTGGCTGATATCGGCGCGCGCCTTGATGCCGCGCCGGCTGCACTGCGCACCGCCACACAGACAGCCCGCGAGGGCATGGTCGCCGAGCTCGTGCGCCGCGCGCAGGCAGCCATCGCGAGCGGCGATGTGGCCAAGGTCGCCGCGCTGGCGCAGGCCAAGCCGCCGATGGTCGACAAACTGACCGCCGCCGTGCGTGGCGTTCTGCATGAGGCAGCCGCCGCCGGCGCCGCTCAGGTACGCGACGAGCTGGCCCGCCAGAAGGCCGGCACGCCGGTGGTCGAGCAGGCCATCGCCGAACGCCAGGGTACGAGCGTGCAGGCTGCGCAGCGTAAGCCTCCAAAGAAGACAGCGCCGCCCACCTGGGCTGAGGATCTGAATGCCTACATCGACGCACAGGCGGATGTCACGGCGCGGCAGATCGCCTCTGTCACGCAGGCAGCCCTGGCCGCTGAGGCGATGCGCGGTCTGGCGACGAAGGTGAGTGCCGATGCACTCACCGCCATGGTCACGCGCGCCAGTGACGAGGCCGCCCTGCGCGCCGGCCTGGTCGTCAGTCACATCATGGCAACCAGCCGCGCCGCTGAGGCGCTCGCCAACCGCGAGAAGATCAGCGTCGCCTTCTACTCCGCCATCCTCGACGACCGTACCTGCGGAGTCTGCGAGGAAGCCGACGGCCAGGAGACCACCGACCTCGACGAGGCGGCCGGCTGGACTCCCAACCCGGACTGTGACGGCGGCGCCAACTGCAGATGCGAAACCTTCTTCGAGCTGAAGGAAGGCGCCTGATGGCCTGCCGTAAGTGCGCCCTCTGCTGCCAGTGCATTCGCTTCAGCCTGCCGCCAGACGATGACCGCGAGCACTGGATGCGCCTTTTCGGGCTCATCGTCTCGCGCATGCCGAGCGGCCAGACCTCGGTCATCGTGCCCAAACGTTGCGACAACCTGGACCCGAAGACACTGCGCTGTCGCGACTACGAGAACCGCCCGACCATCTGTCGGGAGTTCCTCTGCGATGAGGCCCGCAAGGAGGCCCCCGAAAGTAGGGAACAGGCCCCCGCGCAGACTGATGGCATGAGCGTGAATGAGGCAGGTAAGTGATGCCACTCAAGAGATGCACCCTGGAAGGGCGGCCGGGCTGGCAGTTCGGCGCGGCTGGTAAGTGCTACACCTACGCAGCCGGCGACGATGTCTCCGAGGCCGCGGCCAAGAAGAAGGCCATCAAGCAGGCCATCGCCATCGGTGGCGGCAAGCCGCCTGCCGAGGGGCTGTCTGAACTCTACCGCCTAGCTGAGTCGGCCAAGGCTGGCGAGCGTATCCCCATGATGCTCTTCCCCATCGGCATCTGGAAGAGCGCCAAGTATCCGAAATTGTCGCTCACACGTGAGCTGGCCGAGGCCGTGATCGCCAACTTCGAGGCCAATGTCCTGGGCACCGAGCCAGTGGTCGACTCGTCTGGCAAGCATGATACCGCGGCCGAGGCCGCGGGCTGGATCAAAGACCTGCGCATCGCGCCGACCAAGGATGGCGGTGAGGCGCTCTTTGCCGATTGGGAGCCGACCGATCTGGGCGCCGCTCAGCTCAATGAGAAGCGCTACCAGTACAACTCGGTCGAGATCGGCGAGGTTGTCGACAACGTGACCGGTGTCAAGACGACCAACGTGCTGCGCAGTGTGACGCTCACCAACACGCCGATCCTGCGCATGCTGCCGCCGGTACTCGAGGCGGGCGAGGCGATCGCCGCCTCCGAACCGATCGAAGTGGCGCTCTCCGAACTCGAGCCGGTCGATCCCGTTACTGGCCTCATCGATGACATCGACGCTCTGCTGGCCAAGCTCGACGACAACCTCAAAGGCAAGGCTGGCATTCGCGCCATGCGCACCTACCTGCGCGAGACCAGGGCCAAGGCGAGTGCACACGCAACTCTTGCGGAGGCTGGCAGCACCAACGATGTACGCGCTGAACTTGAACGCGCATTGCAGGAACACCACGCCGGTGGCAGTGAGGGGTTGTATATCGATGATTTCGGCCCCGATTGGGTCGTCTATCACGTCTGGTCGGCTGGCCCACTCGGCGAGAACGTCATCCAGCGCGCCAGCTATATGCGTGATGCAAACGGCATCACCTTCGGTCAGCCGATCGAGGTCAAACAAGAGATCACTTATATCCCCCCATCCGAACCGAGCCCAAGCGGCGGAGCGACTGGCGAGGCACTCGCCGACGGCACCTGCGCAGCGGGAGTCGGTGTACGGCTCAACCTAAGCAAGGAGAGGAGCATGTCCGATCTTACCGAGCTGCTGAAGCTCAGCGAGAGCGACGATGACGCCCTGATTCTCGCTGAGGTCAAGAAGGTCATCACGGAGAACGCCACGTTCAAGGCCAAGTTCGCCGAAGGCGAGAAGGCCGAGCGTGTGCGCAAGCTGGACGAGGCGATCGCCGGGACGCATGTACTCCCGGCTGAGAAGGACGTCATGTTGGCGTTGGCCGAGTCCGCTCCTGGGACCTTCGATGCGACGCTCAAGGCCCGCGAAGATGCGGGCGTGAAGCTCGTTGACACCAGCGAGCGCGGGAACGGTACGCCGCCGCCCGAGCCCAAAGAGTACGCAGACCCCAGCATCGAGCTGGCGGAGAAGGCGCAGGCCAAGGCGAAGGCCGACGACATCAACTATGGCGAGGCCATGCGCCTCGTGATGGCCGCCGATCCCACTCTTGCCGAGCGCTACGTGACCATCGGCAAGGAGGTGTGAGGCCATGTCTCAAGCGACTTCCGCCAATAGCACCGTCAAGACGTTCATCGCCGGTGGTGTCATCCACCCAGGTCACTGCGTGATCGCCAGTGGTACCGAAGTCGTCGAGTCAGCCGGCGCCAACACCGCCGACGGCATCTACATCGGTGACGATGTCTGCGCCGACCACGACCACGTGTCGGTCTGTGTGGACGGCCCTTGCCGTGCCTGGTGTGACGCAACCGCGGCCATCGGCCTGTTCGCCAACCTGGCGAGCGACGGCAGTGGCCATTGCGTCGTGGATACCACCGACAAGCACAAGCTCATCGGACAGGCGCTGGAGCCGCTGGCTGCCGGCCTCGCGTTCGTTGAGATCAACGTCAATGTCGGCTGGCTGGCCGTCTGAGAAGGAGGTGTGTACGTCATGACCGTCATCAACGGGCATATCAACCAGGCGCTCACCAACTTCTCGGTGGGCATAGTCAAGAACCCTCCCGGCAAACTCATCGCGACGACCGTCGCTCCGGTCGTCAACGTGGCGAACCAGAGCGACAGCTACTTCATCTGGGATGCCGCTGCCTTGCGGATTCCCTCCACAGTGCATGCCCCGCGTTCCCTGGTGAGCCGCATCGTTCGCACCGAGAGCGATGACACCTATCTCTGCAAGGAGTTTGCCGTCGAGGATCAGATCCCCTGGGCACGCCTTGCCAATGCCAACGCAGTGATTCGCGAAGAGCAACGCTCCACCGCGGTGCTCGTCAACGAACTGCTTCTGCGGCGTGAGAAGGCAGTTGCCGACGTGCTGTTCGGCCCTCTCTTCACCCACACGGCCGCCCTGGCGGCTGCTGACCGCTGGGACATCGACACGTCGTTCCCATGCGCCAAGGTCAACGACGCCATGGAGACCATCCGCGCCCTGATCGGCGTGGAACCCAATGCCGTCGTCATGGGCGCACACGTCTGGGCGCACCTACGGCAGCATCCGGACATCACGCAGAAGATCGTCGGCATGGTCGGCGGACAGCCGGCCACCGAGGCACAAGCAGCCACCGCACTTGGCGTCGACCGCATCATCGTCGGTCGCGCCATGTACGTTTCGTCGGCCGAAGGCATCACACCGCTGGTCAAGGCAGACATCTGGGGCAAGTTCGCCTCCGTCTGCTACATCGATCCAGCGGCCTCGAGCGACATCGAGGGCCTCATCACTCCGATGTCCAGTTTCGTCTGGAGCGGTGTAGCGGCTCCCTTCTCGACCTTTACCTACGAGGAAGAGCAGAGCCGTTCGCATGTCGTGCAGGCGTACGACTGTGTGGACGCCAAAGCCATCTCGGTCGACTCCGCCTACCTGTACAGCACGGTAGTGAGCTGATCCTAACCATGAGCCGGGGGCCGTCCAGCCTAACAGGGGGCGGCCCCCGGAGCCTAAGACAGGGAGCATGAAATGGGATTCTGGAAAGTCAAAGGGCTGATGGCCGTCTCCGGCCTCGGCCATCTGTTCGCGATGAACACGGCAACTGCCTTCCCGGTCTTCGAGTACGTCGACGTGTTCGTCAACCCGCTGGCCGTGCCGACCAACGTGGCCACCTGCGATTTGGTGACAAGCGTAGCGGCCGGCGTCGGCGATACCGTTCTAACCATGGTCGCAGGGGTCAAGGCCACGCTGTCGACGATCCCGCGCAACGTGGTCATCGCCGCCGATGCGGCACAGACGGAGGACTGTAACATCGTCGGCTTCGACCAATTCGGCAACGCACAGACCGAAACGATCGTTTTCAACGGCGCGGCCGTGGTCCCAGGTACAAAGGTCTGGGGTTCGCTTACGTCGATCACCCAGAAGGCACGCTCTGGCGCGGCTAACATCGGCTGCGGTTTGGGTTCGATCGTCGGCACCAGCCGGAAGATCATTGGCCTCAGCCTGGACGGCGGCGTTTACACCACGGCCAACGGTGTGGCCACCAGCGTGCAAGAGACCACGCGGCCGGTCAAGAACACCACCGCCGCGGTGCATGGCGTTACCTTCACCACGGCATTGGCGGCGACCAAGACATACATGCTGCTCTACCACTCCGACGAGGCACGCTGAGCCTAGGGGTGTGTGGTGGCTGACTACTGCACATTGGCAGAGGCGCAGACGCTCTGTCCGGGTGTCACCATCAGCGCGTCGACCGTGCCTAGCTCGACCACTGCTGCCGACTACCCGGTGCAGATCAGCGCCGAGCTCACCGTGCTGCTGCGCAGTTGTGGCAGCGCTCTGCCGGTCACCGATACCTACCTGCTCGCCGACCTCAAGGCAACCGCGAAGTATGGCGTGGCGGCCCTCATCCTGCAGGCCAAGTTCGGCAAGGATGAGGCCGCCGCGGCCACCCTTTGGGCACGCTACGACAAGGGCCAGCAGGCCATCCGTGACCGCGAGGCCGCCGCCGCAGGCGTCGTCGCCCAGCACTTGGGTGAGGGTTTCACCCTGGACGCCGACGGCGAGATGCGCGTCCCGAAAGTGACTAAGGACATGGTCTTCTGATGGCCGAGCCATTCACCAAGTTCGAACTCCACACCGAACCGGACCTCAAGGTACTCGCCTTCCGGGTGCGCGGCCTCATCAATCGCATGGAGGACATGCGGCCCCTGCTGACCGGCTTCGGTGAGCTGTTCAAGGGCGCCATGAGCCTTCAGTTCGCCACGGAGGGCCGCTACGGCTCCGGTGGTTGGGCCGCACTCTCGCCGGCATACGCCAAGTGGAAGGCCGAGCACTTCCCCGGCCGACCCATCGGCGTCCTGCATGGCTTCCTGCGGTCGGGCATGACCGGCGGCGCCGGCTATTCGCAACACATCCTGCGCCAGTCGGCTGACTACGGACTTGGTGCTGGACCGGCTGTGGAGTACGGGAAGTACTTCGACGCCGGCGGGCGCGGGCCAGCGCGTCCCGTGATCCGCTTCGGAGCGGGCGAATCGGCCAAGTGGCGGCGTTTCACCGAGACCTGGGCCCATGAGTCGGCTCGCGCAAGTGGTTGGGGTGCGTCCTGATGGCTGCCCTCTACGGTATCGAGCGGGTGCTTGTCGAGGCCAAGGCGGTGCTGGTGGCCGGCATGGTCGCCAAGCTGGCAGCCCTGGTGGCGGAATACGCCGACGGCATCACGCTGCCGGCGCCCGACACCACGACCGGCTACTGGTGCGACGTGCGTCTGCCGGATCCAGCGGATGCCGCCGACTTTGGCCCACTGACGCAGCCGACCATCTGCATCGCGCCGCTGGAGGATTCACCGCTCGCCTCCGATCCGAACCCCAGCATCGCTGGCGAATACGCGGTCGCCAACGACTTCATGGTCGCGGTCGTGGTGCGCGGCGACACACAGGCGCAGTCGGGAAAGCGGCAGATGCGCTACATGCGCGCCATCAAGGAACTGCTGGCGGCATCGGCATCCCTTACCTGCGGCCAATGTCTCTGGCGAGGTACTGACTGGAGGCAGCGGGATCTGACCCCCGACGAGGCCGACTACACCCTGCAGGGCGTCGTTGCGGCCTTCGTCGTCATCACCTACGAGCAAGCGTGAGAGGAGACATCGGCATGAAAGGCATCACCCAGCCGCAGGCCGTCGAGATGCGCCACTTCACCGGGTTCCCGGGCGTGTACGGCCCCGGCGTGGTGCTGCGCCTCGATGTACTCGGCCTCACAGAGAAGCAGGCGAGCGAGCGTATCGCCGCCGGCAACCTCCCGCTCGAGATCGTCGAGCTGGACAAACCCGCGAAAGGCGGTGAGAAGTAATGGCCACCAGCTATCTGCGTCTTGCCGCTGAGCAGACGCCAAACGCCGAGGGCGGCGCCGCCAAGGTCTCGAAGGTCTCCTTCGATGTCCCGGTGATGACCCTCAAACTCGAGCCGAACCCGACCCCGATCGTGGTCTCCGATGAGATGCGCGGCTATGCCGGGCAGGCTCCGGACAAGGGTGTGGCGGAGTACGCGCCGAGCGCCACGTTCAAGACCCGCGTCTATCCGGGTATCCTCGGCGCCCTGTTGCTGGGGGCGACCGGCAGCGACACTCCCACGGCTGGCGACGGTGTCATCCATGATCCTGACGGAGTGGATATCCCGACGGGTTGTACCCGCCACGTCTTCGCTTGGGCAGCGAGCGTTACGCCCCAGACCTTCCAACTCAACGCAGCCCCGCCGGTGGGACTCTTCTACAAGGGGAGCGGACTGGGAATCGACTCGATCGAGTTCTCCATCGATGCCGGCTGTTGGGTCGCCGACGTGGCCACCAAGCAGCTCTACACGGCGCTCATCGCCGACCCGGCCATCACGCCGGCCTTCGAGACGCCCATGCCATTCCTAGCCGGCATGATGACGCTCTCCACCTGGCTGGCGGCTACCGCGATCACCAAAGATTTCACTTTCAAGGTCGAGAACACGCTTCTGTGTGAGCGGCAGTTCAGCGTGGCGAGTCTGTTCCCCGAC